AGAGAAAGCATCATCTTTCTCAGTGGGATCTGTTTTACCTGCTGACGTGGTAGGATTAAGTGGTGTATCATTTACTAGTTCTTTAGGCACAGCAGAAGCTAATGATGCACAAATTATAAACATTAGTGGTCTTGCAACAACGTCAACTGTAGGATCTATATCTTTAGATCAAATGACTGTGGGATTAGGTAGTCAGTCAATGACAATATCTGTAGGATCAATAGGGCCTTCAGATGTAGTAGGATTAACAGGACAACAAATAACGTCTTCTGTCGCAGGATTTGGAGTATCCACAGGGTTTGGAATACAAGCTTATCAAGATGTTGACACAGGTGTTAATATAACTTATAGTGACGTCGCATAGGAGAAAATTATGGCATCAACATTTACACCTTTAGGAGTAGAACTTCAAGCAACTGGCGAAAACGCGGGAACTTGGGGTGATAAAACAAATACAAATTTAAGCCTTCTTTCACAATTAACAGGTGGTTTTAATTCACAATCAATAGCAGGTGGAGCACAAACTACAGCATTAACAATTGTGGACGGTAACACAACAGGTACAGCTCAACATAGAATAATTGAGTTTACAGGGACTATTAGTGGAAACCAAATAGTAACGATACCTACTGACGTAGAAAGTTTTTATCTTTTAAGAAACTCAACATCAGGTGCTCACACAGTTCAGTTTAAATACGCATCTGGTTCAGGAAGCACGGTTACATTTTCTGCTACAGACAAAGGTGATAAATTAGTAGTTGCCAAAGCAGATGATGTTACTAATCCAAATATTGTAGAAATAGCTTTAGGTCTTACAGAGATTTCAGAAGATACATCACCACAATTAGGTGGCGATCTAGATACTAATGATAATAATATTATTATTGATGATGCACATGGAATTAATGATGAAAACGGAAACGAACAAATTATATTTCAAACAACAGCATCAGCCGTAAACCAATTTGATATTACTAACGCTGCAACAGGTAATAATCCTTCGATTTCAGCTACTGGTGGTGATACAAATATAAGCATAAACTTGGTACCAAAAGGATCCGGAACTGTTCAAGCTAATGGATCTACTTTAGCAACGACAGGAAAAGCTATTGCAATGGCATTAGTTTTCGGTTAAAAACAAACTTAATAAGGAGTAAACTATGGCAGCACCAAATCTAGTTAACGTAGCAACTATAACAGCTAAGTCCGTACAAGCGGCGTTAAGTACTACATTGACAACTGAGATTCTAGCTAATGGTTCATCATCTGGTAAAGTGTTTAAAATTAATAACATTTTAGTGGCTAACATTGATGGAACTAACTCAGCAGACGCTTCAGTTGCAATTACAAAATCAGGTGGATCACCAATCATGATCGCATCTACGATTGCAGTACCAGCAGATTCTACTTTGGTTGTCGTCGATAAAGACACAGGTCTTTATTTAGAAGAAGGCGATAACATTGAAGCAGGAGCGAGCGCAGCATCAGACTTAACTATCACGATAAACTACGAAGAACTATCGTAATAAGGGTCTAATCAAATGGCTCATTTTGCAGAAATCAGATCTTCTGATAACGAAGTTTTAAGAGTTGTAGTCATTAGCGACGAAGATGTAGCTGCCAACGGTGGTGAACTTTCAACTCAAGCAGAAACTTTTGTTAAAAATTTATTAAAAACTGGTGACGATACATATTGGAAACAAACTTCCTATAATAAATTATTTAGAACTAATTTTGCATCTAAAGGTGGTGTATATTTACCATCAGAAGATGTTTTTCATGAAAAACAACCAGAGGGTCATCCTAGCTATATATTAGATAAAACAACTTATACTTGGCATCCACCTCTTCCTGTCCCTGAAACTAGACCTGCCGTCGAAGCGCCATTTGAAGCGCCAGAGGAATGGGCTCTTCTTTGGGATGAAGATTTATGGAATAGTTCAGGCGAAAAAAATGGTTGGAAATGTCAAGATGGATATGGTAGATTTGATGATCCAACGTTAGGACCAATTTACTATTTGGATCAAGAAACAATGGAATGGATAAAAAAATAATATGACAAGTGTTTTAGGACAAAATGATAATAATGGTAGCGTTGTAGGACCAGAAAATAATCCTACAGTTGACGCTGATCAAACAACAGAAATTACATCAAGCACAACTTATACTCCTATCGCACCAACAGGAAACGTTTTAGTTATTGCTGGCGGTGGTGGCGGAGGCCAAAACGGCGGCGGCGGAGGCGGCGGAGGAGGAGCAATCTTCTATCCGAATTATCCAATGCCTGGCTCAGACATAGCAGTTGTTATTGGAGCAGGAGGAGCTTCTGGAAATGGAAATGCTGGAAGTGATTCAGAATTTAATGATGGAGCAGGAGGAGATTTAGAATTAGTAGCCAAAGGTGGCGGCGGAGGAGGAACTCAAGCTCCTGGCCAAGGAGGAGGTTCTGGGGGTGGAGCAGGACACGCAGGAACACTTAGCGGTGGAGCTTCAACTCAAGCACCTAGTATGCCATCACCTATTCAACCTTTTGGTTTTGGAAATTCAGGTGGAGCTAAAACAGGACCTCAAGGTGGTACACAGTCTGGAGCTGGTGGCGGAGGAGCTGGCGGATCCGGATCTGATGGTGGCCCAGGCGTTGGCGGAAATTCAAAAGATTTTGGCGGTACTGCTGGTCCCGCAGCTGATCCAGCATTTGCACCTTTTGGTTCTTCAGGAACTTTTTCAGGAGGCGGCGGAGGCGGTCAAGGGAACGCTAGAGGAGCTGCTGGAGGCGGCGGAGGCGGAGCTGCGTCTGGAGGAGGGTCTGCAACAGCCAATACTGGAGGCGGCGGAGGCGGCGGAAGACAGCCACCTTTACCTGGTGGAGCAGGTGGATCAGGAGTTGTATTAGTTCACGAACAATCTACGGCATCAGGTCCGGGAGTTTGGGATATGCAAACTGTTTATACTTTTAGAAGAACTAACGACTGGCCTTCATAAGAAACCTATTGTAATAATCATATTTTGTAATATATTATCCTTTATAAAGGATAATGAAAGTATTAGGTATTAATCTTAGTCATAACGCTTCTTTCTCTATAGTAGAAAAAGGTCATTTACTTTTTTCTTTAGAGCAAGAAAGAATATCAAAAAAGAAAAAAGATTCTGAAATAAATCTACTTTGCAGTAATTTAAATGGAAGTCACTTTCCAATAATTGGTTATACTTCTTATGATTTAACTGATGAAAAATTAACTTATCTTACAAATAAACTTAAATATGATTTGACAAAAGAAAATATAACTTATGATAAGTTGATACCATATGACAGGCATCATCTAACACATTGCTACAGTTCTTTTTATAATTCAGGTTTTAAAGATGCTATATGTTTAATTATAGATAATGGTGGTACTTCTTACACATTAAATGGTGTTTCATTAGGTCAAGAATTAATTTCAATATATAAATTATCTTACGATAAAGAACCTGAATTAATTTATAAACTTTGCATAAATCGTTTTGGTAAAAATTTTTCTATGGGTAAATACCACAGTTATAATTGTATGAGTCCTGCTGGTATATTTCAAACATACAAACACGTATTAAATTTAAAAGAAGAAGGTTCGATAATGGGATTAAGTTCTTATGGTAAAGATAATAAGGAAGTAACTAATATTTATGATAAATCTGATTTATTTTGTAAAGTAAATATTAACTTTAATGATTTTATTATTAGAAGAATTAAAGTTCCTGATGAAGATTTTTGTTATCGAATACAAAAAGAATCTACTGAAATTGTTAAAAAATATATAAATTTAATAATGAAAGATTACGGAAACAATATTTGTTTAAGTGGTGGTTTTTTTCAAAACTCTGTAGCTAATTATGAATTTTTAAAAATAAGCTCTAATATATTTGTAGATCCAGTTTGTCATGATGGCGGCACTTCAATAGGTCTTGCTCATCATTTAGATTATATAATAAATAAAAATAAACCCATTAAATACACAAATTTATATCAAGGACCAATTTATAATAATAAAAATAAACTTTTACATTCAAACATTTTAAGTGAAGAAAAAATTAAAATTATAGATTGTGATAATAAAAAAGTAGCTCAGTTATTAAAAGACAATAAATGTGTAGGTATTTATCAAGGAAGATCAGAAATGGGTCCAAGAGCTTTAGGAAACAGATCCATATTATTTAATCCAATTAATGCAAATGCAAAAGACAAAGTTAATTTAGTCAAAAAACGAGAGTGGTTTAGACCTTACGCTGGCACTGTTTTGTTTGAACATACTAAAGATTGGTTTAATTTAGAAGGTAAAGATGAAACACCTTTTATGTCTTATGTTGTAGATGTTAATAAAAATAAAATTAATAAAATACCTGGTATATGTCACGTCGACAATACCTGCAGAATACAAACTTTAAAAAAAGAACATAATAAAAATTTTTATGAAATAATAGATGAGTTTTATAAAATTACAGGTGTGCCTGTTATTTTAAACACATCACTAAACCAAGCTGGAAAACCTTTAATTGAAAGTATCGAGAGTTGTTTTGATATGATTTTAGAGTCTAAGATTGACTTTATATATTTTCCAGAATATAAACAAGCTATAGAAAGTGTATGAAGATACTAGGAAATAAAAAGATAGAAAAAAATATTGTAGTTATAGATAATTGGTATAATGAAGATGAATTAAAAGCAGTTTGGAAAGAATTAAATTTTTATTCAGAAACACAAAATTTAGAAAGAGCATCTAAAAATTTATCTGTGACTGGTTTAGATGAAAAAGGTGAACCTCAAGCTAATTGTTATAGAATATATTTAGATGATTATTATAAACAAGGTAAAAGACACATTTCACCTATTCTTAGATTAATAAATAAATTTGTAGATAAAAATATGCACAATGAAATTAAAACAATAAAAATGGGTAGACAATTTCCTGAAACAAATAGTGATATTTCTTTTGTGTCTTATTATGAAGAGGGAGATAGTTTTAAACCTCATTTTGATGTATTTCAATTTACAGCTCTTATATGGTTATATAAAGAACCTAGACAATTTGAGGGAGGTGATTTAATATTAAATGATTTTAATAATGAAATAGTTGAAGTAAAAAATAATAGATTAGTTTTTTTTCCATCTTACTATATTCATCAAGTTGAAAAAATAAAAATGAAAACAAAAGATAAATTTAAAGGGCGATACAGTATTTCACATTTTTTTTATACTGTTCCTTCAGGTAAAATATGAGAACAGTAATAAATAATTGGTACTATTATTTTCCAAATGTAATTAGTCCAGAGATGTGTGATAAGATAATTAAATATGGTAATTCTTTACAGGAGGAAACAGCAAGGACAGGAGCGTTTGCTGAGTCTCATCCTATGAGATTTACTCCGGAAGGCAAAAATATAACTCTTACTGAAGAACAATTAAAAAAATTAAAAACAGAACAAAGAGATTCTAATGTTTCATGGATTTCTGAACAGTGGTTATATGATATATTAAATCCATATGTGCGAGACGCAAATAAAAACGCTAATTGGAATTATGATTATGATTATGTAGAGCCAGTGCAATTTACAAAATATAAATTAAATCAATTTTATAACTGGCATTGTGATAATGATTTTAAAACATACGATAGACCTAATGAACCAAATGTTCATGGAAAAATTAGGAAGTTATCTGCTATCGTGTTTTTATCAGATCCGTCTAAATATGTTGGTGGTCAATTAAAAATAGATACTAGAGATAATCCTGTTGGATGTAATATTATAGAAATAACACAAAATACTAAAGGTAGTATTGTTGTGTTTCCATCTGGTATATGGCACAAAGTTTTTCCGGTTATCTCAGGAGAGAGATATAGTTTAGTAGCATGGTATCTCGGAAAACCTTTTAGATAATGCAATTAGAATATCTTCCATCACAACCTATACTTATAGATATTGTTCCTAATGAATTATATGATTCGTTATTTAGAGAATCTAAAGAAGTGTTTAATAATACAGAAGAGTTGAAAAATAAAGATTTAGCTGGACACATAAAGCATGAGTATGCTTTAAAAAACAATGTAAAAGTGTTGCAGCCATATATTAAAACACTATCTAGTAAATTAGCTAACCAATTAAGTTTTGAAGATAAAAAAGGTTACGAAGAAAATAACTTTGTTTTAAAAGATCTTTGGGTTAATTTTCAAAAAAAACATGAATTTAATCCTTTGCACATTCATAGGGGTTTATTTAGCTTTGTAATAGTTATGCGGATACCTTTTGAATTGAACGATGAAATAAATATGTATAAAGCTAACGGTAATGTTACATCTAAATTACAATTTGTATTTCATAATTCACTTGGTAGATTGTGCACTTATGATATGCATATATGTAAATCTGATCAAAAAAAAATATTCTTTTTTCCAGCGTCTTTAAATCATATTGTTTATCCCTTTTATACAAGTGATAATTATAGAATAACAATATCAGGTAATGTTTATGGAGAATAATATAATAGATACAGATTTTAAAAAAAATAAGTATAAAATTGTTAAAAATTTTATAAGCAAAGAATTAGCTTTTTTTCTATTTAGTTATTTATTTTTAAAAAGAAACGTTCATCATACTTTAATTGAAAGAAAGCAAATACCACCTTTTTCGGAATACTTTGGAACCTACGATGACCATCAAATACCATATACGTACGCAAACTATGGAGATGTAGCTATGGATAATTTATTGTTCCTATGTAAAGGAAAGGTAGAAAAAATTATGGGTAAAGATTTAGTTGAAACTTATTCGTATTGTAGAATGTACAAAAAAGGTGATGAATTAAAAAGACACAAAGATAGACCCTCATGTGAGTCCTCTGTTACTTTAAATTTAGGGGGAGATGATTGGCCTATTTATTTAAGTCCTACTGAAAATGTTGGGGTACCTGATGGTAAAGATATTACTATAGAAAGTGATGCAAAAGGTATTAAAGTAGATCTTGAACCTGGTGATGCTTTATTTTACATGGGTTGTGAATTAGAACATTGGCGTGAACCTTTTCAAGGACAGCATTGTGGCCAAGTATTTTTACATTATGCAGACGCCAAACATAAAGATAGACTTTATGATGGTAGACCTCACTTAGGACTACCTGGAAATTTAAGGGTTTAAAATCCAAAAAATCTCGTGTAAACTGCCAATACTCAAAATATGAGAATATATTAAGGGCTATTTATGTTACAAAAAATAGGTTTTCAACCAGGTATTAACAAACAAATCTCGGAAACCACAGCAGAAGGCCAGTGGGTTGACTGCGATAATGTCAGATTTAGATATGGTTCTCCTGAAAAAATAGGTGGTTGGAATCAATTAGGCACTATAAACGAGAACGAGCTTACAGGAGCTGGACGTGGTCTTCACCATTTTGTTAATAGCTCAGGTAGAAGATATGCGATTATAGGCACAAATAGAATTTTATATGCTTTTTCTGGAGGTGTATTTTATGACATACACCCAATTAAAACTACAACAACGCTTACAAGTGCATTCAGCACGACTAACGGATCACCAACTGTTACAATAACTTTTTCAGCTGGTCACAATATAAATCCACAAGATATTATTCTTTTAGATAATTTTACAACAATTACAGGATCTAATTTTAGTGCCTCTGATTTTGATGATAAAAAATTTATGGTGACATCTGTGCCATCAAACACAACCATAACTATAACTATGCCTTCAAACGAAACAGGATCTGGTGCAACAACATCTGGTGGTATTAGAGTTCAACATTATTTTCCAGTTGGATCTGCTGTTCAAGAAAGAGGATTTGGTTGGGGTCTTGGATCATACGGTGGAGAAGCATCTAACCCAGTTACAACAACTTTGAATGGTGCTATTAATTCTTCAACAACAACTATTGTATTAACAGATGCATCTCAGTTTCCTAGCACAGGAACTAACTTTATTAAAATAGGAACTGAAGAAATATCTTATACAGGTATTTCATCAAACACACTATCAGGTGTGACTAGAGGTGTTAGAAACACAACCGCTGCATCTCACAGCAATGGGGCAACGGTTACTAATACATCTGACTTCGTAGCATGGGGCGAAGCTGCATCTGGTGACTTAGTATTAGAACCCGGTATGTGGTCACTAGATAACTTTGGTGACAAAGCAATATGTCTAATACATGACAGCGCTGTATTTGAATGGAACTCTGGTACATCAAACGCAACAGATAACAGGGCAGTAATTATAACTGGAGCACCTACAGCATCTAGACATATGGTGGTATCAACTCCTGATAGACACTTAGTTTTTTATGGAACAGAAACAACAATAGGTGATCCGACTACACAAGATAATATGTTTGTAAGATTTTCAGATCAAGAAGATATAAACACATATACCCCTACAGCAACCAACACAGCTGGCACACAGAGACTAGCTGATGGCTCAGAAATTAGAGGAGCCATACGTGGTAGAGATGCAATTTATGTTTGGACTGATACAGCGTTATTTACACAACGTTTTGTTGGATCACCTTTTACGTTTGCCTTTTCACAAGTAGGAACCAACTGTGGATTAGCGGGTCAAAATGCATGTGTAGAAGTAGACGGTGCTGCATATTGGATGTCAGAAAATGGCTTTTTTAGATATGCTGGTAAATTAGAATCATTACCTTGTTTGGTAGAAGACTTTGTATTTGATGACATAAATATGGAATCAGGTAATCAAATGATTTCAGCAGGATTAAATAATTTGTTTGGTGAGGTCATGTGGTTTTATCCACAAGCTACATCTACTGTTGTTAATAGAATGGTCTCGTATAATTATTTTGATTCGTCACCAAGAAGACCTGTATGGACCATAGGATCTCTTTCTAGAACTATGTGGCAAGACTCAGCAGTTTTTCCAAGACCACATGCTTTAGAGTATGATGCATCAAGTGATGCATCACATGATGTTATAGGAAACACTGAAGGTAGAACATCATATTATGAACACGAAATAGGAACAGACCAAAATAGAAATGGAACAATAACAGCTATAACTTCAAATATATCTTCTGGTGACTTTGACATTACTCAAAGAGTGGCTAGAGGAGCTACAACAGGAACACCTGATCTTAGAGGTGATGGTGAGTTTTTAATGAAGATAAGAAGATTTATACCTGACTTTATATCTCAAACAGGTAATGCACAGGTTACTTTAGAATTAAGAAATTTTCCTAATGACACAAAAGCTAGTTCTGCTTTAGGTCCTTTTACTGTAACAACATCAACTCAAAAAGTAGATACGCGTGCTAGAGCAAGAGCAATATCACTAAAAGTTGCAAACACAGGAGCTAGTCAATCTTGGAAGTTAGGCACATTTAGATTAGACATACAACCGGATGGACGTAGATAATGGCAAAGATAGTACAAGTATTAACGAGACCTAGTGTAGAATATGATTATACCGTAGCTGAAGCTCAAGTGCGAGATTTAGATGGTGTAATTCAAAAATTAAATACAACGTATCAACAAGAATTAAAAGAGGAATTAGAAGCGTTTAACTTCTTTTTAAATTAATGGCTAATAATTTTATTAACAAAAAAGTAGATTTAACTACAACTGACCTTACAACACTATACACAGTGCCTACAGCAAAAACATCTGTTGTAAAATCTATATTAGTTTGTAATGATGCAGGATCTGGTTGTAATATAGATGTTACTTTAGTAGATGCTAGTGGTAATATATTTAGTTTATTTAAAACAAAGACCATAGCAACAATAACCACAACAGAACTCTTAACTCACCCTCTTGTAGTAGAAGAGAGTGAAGCTTTAAAAGTACAAGCTAGTGATGCGAATGAGCTGCACGTCATAGCTTCAATATTAGAAATACAGCCAAGAGAGGTTACATAATGAAGGAAATAGTACCAGAAAAAATAATAGAGGAGATATCTAACATTAAAACAGGGGAAAAATATATAAGCGATCAAGAGTGGAAATCTAAAGGTATACCAGAATCTGATATAAGAAGAGATGTTACTGTCGTGATGCCTAGTCTTGATTTATTTGGAGAAACAAAATAAGATAGATAGATGGCCATAACAAGATCACAACAAGCAAAACAGATGTTACAAGACGGCGGTATGCTAGTCAAACCAGGGTTTGGTGGTATGAGACAAGGGTATCGTGGTGATGCTGCTGCAGCAGCAGGTGCACCAGGAACTGCAGATGCAGGACCAGCAGGAGATCCAGGAGAAGGACCGGCTAGTGGTCAAGGACCGGCTAGTGATGATAGAAGTGATTTTATGGGCTCAAAAGGTAAAACTAGAGGTCCTACTGGTAAGACAGATAGAGGTGGTTTTTCATTAAGCAGTCTTACACCCATAAGTGTTAGATTAGCAAAAAATCTTTTTAATAAACTAGGTCCTAAAGGAATTAAAAATCCAAATGTTTATGAACGAGCTAAATTAGATTTTATGGCAGAAGAAGATGATGACACTCCTGAAAGAGGAGATGAGGCAGGTATAAGATCAGCTATGAGATTTAATCCAATGATGACAGCAGCTTCTATGATGAATCCAATGACACCACAACAAGGTATTGGAGCACTAGATTTAAATAGAATAGCATATAGATTTATGGCAGATGGTGGCTTTTTAGAAGACACTGATGAAGCAAGACAAGCTTATGGATTAGGTAGCATAGTTAAAAAAGCATTTAAGACAGTTAGAAAACCTTTCAAAGCTGTAACTAAAACTTTAAAAAAAGTTGCAAAGAGTCCAACAGGTCAGCAATAGGTGGAGCAAGTGCAAAGGCGTTTCCTGCTGGAGGAGCTAAACCAGGAACACAACAAGGTTTTTCAAGACCAACTATGGCTGATGTAGCGGGTCCATCATTACCAAAAACATCTCCTGCTTTTACAAGACCAACCATGGCAGATATAGCAGGTCCCTCACGGACAAGGGGATTATCAGGTATAGAAGATTATGGTAATTTAATTGATGTAGCGAGTCCTGCAAAAACAAGTGCATTCACAAGACCAACCATGGCAGATATAGCAGGTCCTACAAGCACGAGCACATTTACAAGACCAACTATGGCTGATGTCGGTGTAACAGGCATGCCTAGTGTAAAACAAAGTCTGTCTGAAAAATTACTTGCATCTAGTAGAAGAGGTCTTAGTGCAATTAAAGACAGTAAATTAACAGATATATTATTGAGAAATGATGAAGGTAAATTAAGTCCATTAAAAGTAGCTCTTCTTGGTTCTGGTATTGCAGGATTAGCGGCTGCAAAAGGAATGGGTCAAGAAGAATTAGAAGAACAAGATAGAGGTGAAAGTATAGATTTTGCTGCGATTAGGAGAAGACCTTTTGATACTTTAGCACCTAGATTTGCTGGTAGCCAGTTTGACTTTTACGCAGCAGAAGGTGGTCAAGCAAAGAAAGAACCTGTAGCTAAAAAGGTAATGCCTTTACTAGATATGGGTGGTATGGAAAAAGATTATAGAGCTGAAGGTGGATTTGTCCCTATTGGACGTATGGAAAAAGCAGATGATGTTCCTGCAAGATTATCTAAGAATGAGTTTGTATTTACAGCTGATGCAGTTAGAAATGCAGGTGACGGAGATGTAGACAAAGGGGCAGAAGTTATGTATAACATGATGAAGAACCTCGAAGCCGGAGGTGACGTATCTGAAGAATCGCAAGGCTTAGAAGGCGCTAGACGTATGTTTCAAACATCACAAAGATTAGAGGAAGTATTATAATGGCTGTACAAGAGCAAAGAACATTACCCGCACAATTTATTGAAGATCTAGGTAAAGATCTAGCAAAACAAATTACAGCACAAACGGGTGTACCAATTGTAACAACAGGTATTGCAGGTATATCACAGCAACCTGGTGAAACTGCTGAAGGTTTTAAAGCAAGACAAGATGCAGCTAGAGCATTTACAACTAGACAAGAAAGTTTAGCGGGACTTGCACCACAAATAGCAGCTCGAGACGCATTACAAACACAAGCACAACAACTAGCACAAGCAGGCATTGGATCTTTTCAACCATTCGTAACTGCAGCACAACAACAAGTTGGAGCAGCAGGGACTACATTAGGCGGCATCTCAACAGGTGCACCAACAGCACAACAAGTGACAGATTTTATGTCACCGTTTCAAGCACAAGTAATTGATGCAACACTTTCAGAATTTGATCGTAACACTGCACAAAGAT